ATAATTTCTCTAAAAGTAATAAATCAATAGGGGTGCTGAACTTTGGGGTAGATCAAACCACAGTAAACCAGCAATTTCAAATTCAATTCCCGCCTAACAATGCGGATAACGCGCTTATACGAATTAACTAAGGAGTCATCATGACCATTGAGAAAACCAAAGCCACTGACGTAGTTTCTAGTGGTCTGACTTGTAACACCAAAGCCGGTGAAGCTGCACAAGCGACCGGCGTTTACCGCGTTGAGTGCCATGACAAAGACGGCAACTTGAAGTGGGAAGCACAGTCTAAGAATCTTGTAGTCAACGTTGGCCTCCAGTATATGGCTGGCAGTGCTTTGACTTCAGTGAGCCAGATTACCACTTGGTACTTGGGCTTGTACGGCGCTGGTGCTTCTAATACACCTGCGGCTGGCGACACAATGGCTTCCCATGCTGGTTGGACAGAAGTTACTGCATACAGCAACGCTAACCGCGTGACTGCTACTTTTGTAACAGCTACAACCGCTAATCCATCCGTGGTAACTAACTCAGCTTCTCCTGCTGTGTTTAACATCAACGGCACAGCGACTGTGGGCGGAGCGTTTTTAACAAGCGAAAACACTAAGGGCGGCACAACAGGAACACTGTTCTCTGCTGCTGACTTTGGCTCACCCGGCGACCGTTCTGTGGTGAACAGCGATACCTTGTCTGTAACTTACACATTCAGCTTGGCGGCTTAATATGGCTGGGTGGGGTGACGGCGCATGGGGTGACAGCGGTTGGGGTGGCTTTGTCGCCTACGACAGCACCATAGCCGAAACCTCCACTGGAGCAGACGCAGTTGTTTCTGCATTAAGTGTAACCTCCTCGGTAAGCGAAACGGCGACGGGAACAGACGATGTTGTAGCGGTAGCAGCGTTTGCGGCGCAGGTTACCGAGACAGCTACAGGATTAGATGCCGCTAATTCATTACTTACATTGAGTTCCTCGGTTACTGAAAGTGCAACGGGAACAGACGCTATAACGGGGTCAAACGGTGTTGGAGTTTCTGTTAGCGAAACAGCTACAGGTACGGATGCGATTAGTTCTGTACCCATTTATGTAGCATCTGTTTCAGAATTATCTACAGGAACAGACGGTATAACGGGGTCAAACGGTGTTGGAGTTTCTGTTAGCGAGACAGCTACTGGATCAGATGTAATTGCAGCGGGTAAGATATTTACCTCAAGCATAACGGAAACGTCAACAGGGACAGACGCTACAGAAGGCGGGCCGCTATATGCTACAACGGTAACAGAGGCAAGCACAGGAACAGACGCAATTTCTTCGGTCATAGCTGTAGGCGCGGTAATTACCGAAACTGCTACGGGTACAGATGCAACAGTAGGCGGTGAAGTTTATTCGGCAACAATTGCTGGAACGGCTTGGGGGCAAAACAGTTGGGGTAGTAATTCGTGGGGCGGAGAAGGTGAATTAGCCACTGCTACTGATGCGGTAGTTTCTACTTTAACGCTTAATCCAACAGTAAGCGAAACGGCGACGGGAACAGACGATGTTGTAGCGGTAGCAGCGTTTGCGGCGCAGGTTACCGAGACAAGTACGGGTAGCGATGCCATTGTTTCTACTGTTAATTTTGCAGTATTGGTAGCCGAAACAGCCACTGGATTAGATGACATAACAAGCCTACCTGTGTACGCGGCTACAGTTGGAGAGACAGCAACCGGAACAGATAACATAACCGGAAGTCTTGTATATTTTGGAGATATACAAGAAACGGCGACAGGCACAGATGCAGTAACGGCGGTAGTTGTAGTTAATGCGGCAATTACAGAAACCGCTACGGGGGCAGATGTAATTACGGCGCAAGCAAGTTTTAATGCATCGGTAACGGAAACAGCGGTAAGCGCGGATACCTTAGTAGCAGCGGCGGCGTTTATTGCGTCTATTAACGAGTTAGCAACAGGCACAGATGGGTTGACTGCACGACCATTCTGGGAAATAATTGATAATACACAGACTGCAAACTGGCAAAATATCGGCAACACGCAAACAGCAGGTTGGGCTGCTGTCTCGACAAACTAGGAGTTAAAAATGGCATCAACATGGTCAGCACTTAAAATAGAGTTGCTTGAAACAGGGCAAAACTCAGGTCAATGGGGTACCCTTACCAACACAAATCTGGGTGATGCAGTTTTGGGAGAGGCCATTACAGGCTCTGCCACCGTAGATTTTGCAACGGACGCAGATGTAACAATTACATTAACAGACTCTGCAACAACCCAAGCGGCCAGAAATTTACGTTTAAACATAACAGAAAGCTCTACGGGTATTGGTTCTGTACGTAATTTGATACTTGGTTCTGGTTGCCAGATTGAGAAGTTTTACCTTATCAATAACACCGGCACTGGAGCCAAAACAATTAAGAACACTTCAGGCACAGGCATATCTGTCCCTGCGGGCAAGGCCACATTGGTTTACAACAATGGCACAAACGTTGTTGATGCGGCTTCGTACTTCACTTCTTTGACTTTGGGTTCTGCGCTCCCGGCTGCTTCTGGCGGTACAGGCATCACATCTCTTGGCACTGGCGTAGCTACTGCACTTGGGATAAATACAGGTTCTTCCGGGGCGTTTGTCGTTAACGGCGGTGCATTGGGTACACCCTCTAGCGGCACAGCCACTAACTTGACAGGCACTGCTTCGGGCTTAACCGCTGGTAACGTAACTACTAACGCCAACTTGACGGGTATGGTTACTTCCGTTGGTAACGCGACTACAGTTGTTACAAACGCTAACCTTACTGGGGGCGTAACTTCAGTTGGTAATGCAGCTACGGTGGTTACCAACGCCAACCTGACCGGAGATGTAACTTCAGTTGGAAACGCAACAAGTATTGCCGCAGGGGTGATTGTCAATGCAGACATCAACGCTTCTGCTGGTATTGTGGACACCAAGCTGGCAACAATTTCCACGGCGTTAAAAGTCAGCAACTCAGCAACTACAGCAACCAATGCAAATACCGCGTCCGCAATCGTTGCGCGTGATGGCTCGGGTAACTTTTCTGCTGGGACAATTACAGCTTCTTTAACAGGTAACGCATCGGGTTCAGCAGCCACGTTTACCAGCACGTCACAGAACTCTCAATTCAATTCAGTTGGTGTGGGCACAGCCGGTTCCGGTACAGCGGGCGAAATTCGCGCAACCAACAACGTCACAGCGTTTTACTCAGACGAACGTTTAAAAACTAAAGTTGGCAATATTGAAAACGCGCTTGATAAGGTATGTCAGATTGAGACGATGCTTTACCATGCTAACGAAGTTGCCGTAGCTCTTGGGTATGATGCTTCTATACAAGAAGTCGGTGTAACCGCGCAGTCAGTTCAAAAAGTACAGCCAGAAATTGTAGTACCCGCCCCAATTGATGATAGGTATTTAACTGTACGATATGAGAAGTTAGTTCCGTTGCTGATTGAAGCTATTAAAGAGCTAAGAGAAGAAGTCCGAGAAATCAAAAAGGTGATTGAAAAATGAGCACCTATTTCCCAGACCTTCGGATCGAACTCATCACGACCGGCGACCAAGCCGGTACATGGGGCACACCGTAAGGAGAACACATGACGCTACCAGCATCAGGCCCTATTTCTTTTAACGCTATTAACGTTGAGTTGGGTGTTTCTGGAACAACTCAAGCCTCTTTGGGGCAGGCGTCGTACCGCGCACTGGCGGGCGTTGCTTCCGGTCAAATTTCGCTGAGTAATTTTTACGGCAAGTCAAACTCACTGACCGTGGACTTCACAGTTTTGGCGGGGGGTGCGGGAGGCGCCCCCCTCGGCGGCGGCGGCGGTGCTGGCGGAATGCGCTTCATTTCTGGAAACGTCTTGGCCTCAGGAACCTACGGGGTTGTCGTTGGAGGAGGCGGGCCTTCGGCGACCAACGGGTCTGACTCTTCGTTCAACGGAACCACCACAACCGGCGGAGGCCGAGGCGGTAACACTAACGCGGCCTCTACGGCCCCCGGATCGCCGGGAAGTCCCGGTGGTTCTGGAGGTGGGGGCTCCACTTACTTGGGGGCTGCACGAGGCGGCGGAGCAGGGACTGCTGGGCAAGGAAGTGCAGGTGGTGCATCGGGCCCATTTCAGTACGGAAGTAAGACTCAGTACGCCTATGGTGGAGGCGGAGGAGGTGGCGTAGCAGCCGCAGGTACTGACGGAACTCGCCCATCCAATTATTTCTTTGTTGGGGGCTCGGGCGGCAACGGCAGTTCTGACACAATTACAGGAACAGTGCGCGGTGGTGGTGGTGGTGGCGCAGCAGTTTATACGGCCAGCGGCGGGGGATTTACCGCCGGTCCCGGTGGTTCTGGAGGAGGAGGAGGGGGAGCCGTCAACGTAGCGGGTACGGCGAACTTCGGTGCAGGCGGGGCAACGGGCTCGGGGCTGGGTGGCTCTGGAATCGTAATTATTCGTTATGCCGGGGCTTCTGCAAGAGCTACGGGTGGGACGATCACCATTTCTGGGGGGTATGTAATCCATACCTTCACAAGTTCCGGCAACTTTGTATTCTAAGGACACAATGGCACATTTCGCACAACTTGATGAAGACAACATGGTTATCCAAGTAGTGGTCGTGGGTAATGACGTGCTTGGTGACTTGGACTTCCCCGAAAGTGAAGCTGCTGGAGCGGCGTTTCTTGAAACCGTTATTCCGGGCAAGCGTTGGGCGCAAACTTCTTACAACGCAAATTTCCGTAGAAAGTATGCTGGGATTGGGTTCAAGTTCTACCCAGAACTTGGTACTTCACATGGGGCTTTTTGCCCGCCAAAAGAATACCCGTCGTTTGTGTTTGACGCAAATATTTGTGAGTGGGTTGCCCCCGTTGAAAAACCAAGTACCCCCGGAAGTTTCCTTTGGGATGAGCGTTCCCAGCAGTGGGTGCGGTTCCAAGTTTCGGTAACCATCATTGGAGAGTGATTATGGATTTAAGAGTAGCGGAAAACGCGCCTGTTGCGGCTTTGAGCTGCGTGTCAAATGTGTTTATAAAGCAGATGCACTTTACAAAAGCCGGGGATGTTGAGCAGGGTCATGCACATTGTTTTGACCATGTCACCTTGCTGGCTTCGGGCCGCATCAGATTGACGGCGCTCGGGGCATCCACTGATTTCACTGCGCCTCACCACATCTTCATCAAGGCCGGAGTTGTACACGAGCTTGAAGCGCTTGAAGACAACACCGTGGTTCACTGCATTCACGCCATTCGTGACGGAGGCCGAGTGGAAGACATCATTGACCCAGCTACGCTGCAAAAATACATGGATGACCCTCATAATAGCGATTTGCAATTCTACCCGTATACAGAAGATGCGCGGGATCTGTTGCTTACTAACGGCAGCACCTCTGCCGCTTAGTAGTCGGTTTTTGTGAACATGTTTGCCAAAAAAGTAAGTGCTTGCAGAGTTGGCGGCGGCGAATGTAGCGTTTAAATAAATGAAATGGTTTTGGTTACTGCTCATTAGTTTGGTTTTTTGGGCAGGCGCTAAGTCCCCATGCACAGTTTCGGATTTTTATGGGCTGAGTTGGCTGGGTGATCCCACCTTGCGCCACATGGAGTTATCTAGGTGGCTGACGACAAACGGCGATAATTGTTCAACGGCTCAGTTGCTGGCTATTTGGAATAACTTGCCCATGTGGGCGGGTACGGCAGACAGCGCAGAGCTTCGTGGAAAACTCTTGTATTATTTTGCAAGGGCGGCGGAGAGGGAAAGGAAATGATTCAGTTGCACAAGTGGTATCCGTTTGTGCATCCCAGCCCCTACGATGCACGAGCCATAGCCCACGAGAAAAGAGCCGAGAAACTTGAGTATGAATACAAGCTGGCGTTAGAAGCCGCCAAAATAGAGAAAGCAGTTGACGCACTTGAGATTGAGTTGTACAACAAACGGGCGCGACAAAACACAATTGAGTTGGAAATATTTAACAGCACAAAACATTTTGATAGATACGCATAATGGTTACAGCTAAGAAACCCCCAGCCAAGGCTCCCGCTAAGGTTGCACCTGTTAAACGCAGGATTACCAAGCCAAAGGTGGAAGCAGTAGCTACCCCTGCACCTAAACCAACAGAAGCACCAAAGACCGATGTCATTGGTCGCGTCACAGACTTAATTAAGTGGGTGGACAGCCCGTTTAAACTGCTCACAGTTATTCTTCTCAGCTTCTTAGCCTTTGCTGGCTATTTTGCTTGGGACAGCCGTCAGGTCATCCTTCAGGCTATTCAGAATCAAGACCATATGCCGCAGCTTGTGAAGCAGGAGGACTTGATTGAGCCTGCTAAGAGCTTAATGAAGGATGTGGACGGCTTAGTTGTGCTGGTGCACAAAGCCAACCTTACAATCAATTCACGCACCACGGTACTGGCCATCAATGCTGACGGCTCACGGGAAAAGAAGATTGAAGGCACAGTTACCTCGTTGTTTAACGCAAGCGCAGACCGAAATGCAGCAATGGTGGCCATGCTGAACAATGAAGTTCTTTGTGAAGAATTCAATCCTTCGTCTAAAGTGGGGGAGTGGGGCGTTAAACAAGGTGTGAAGTTTATGTGCCGTGGCTCAATCCCACCTGACCCCGGTAAGTTTGCAGGGTATATTGCTATTGGGTTTAAAGACAAGCCTGAAGACATCAGCGCTTTAAAGACCCGCATTAATTTGGCTTCAACCGATATGTCTGACGAATAAGGAAAACAAATGCTTACTCTATTATCAACCTTACTTTCTTTCCTAATGGGCGGTCTGCCAAAGATACTCGACTTCTTACAAGATCGTCAGGACAAAAAGCACGAACTTGAGTTGGCTCAGATGCAAATACAACGCGAGTTGGAGATGCGTAAATTGGGCTTTGAAGCTCAAGAACGGGTGGAGCATATCCATACCCAACAATTAGAAATAGAGACGAAGTCGGCGGAGAAGCAGTCATTGGTTCAAGCTCAACAAGCTGAGATGCAAGCCATTTATGCCCACGACACAAGTTTAAACGAAGGCACTAGCGAGTGGATGAAAAACCTTCGCGCTTCTGTTCGTCCCGTTATCACATACGGATTTTTCTTTCTGTTGTTGTTTATTGACATCGGCTTATTTGCCTATGGTTGGAACAACGGCGTACCGTTTACTGAGCTGGCCGAGATGCTGTGGGATTCTGACACCCAAGCGTTGTTTGCATCAATCATTGCTTTCCACTTTGGTGGTCGGGCGTTTGGCAAATGAACATCTCAGCCAAGTGCCTTTACATGATCCGTCATCACGAGGGCGTGAGGCAGAATCCGTATAAATGCCCTGCAAAGTTGTGGACGATTGGCGTTGGGCATGTAATGTTTCCAGAGCAGGGTAAACTTAAGATAGACCAGCGCGACGCCTTTGTGCCCCCGCCAGAGGCCATGCGTAAACACTCAATGGAGGAAGTAGATGCAATACTTAGGGCAGACCTTGCTCGCTTTGAGAAAGGCGTGGCTACTTATTGTCCTGTGCCTCTTAATCAAGGACAGTTTGACGCACTGGTTTCATTTTCTTTCAATGTAGGGCTGGGTACTCTTCAGCGTTCAACCCTGCGTCAAAAGGTGCTTCGTGGTGATATGGCCGGTGCAGCAGAAGAACTCTTGAAGTATTGCATGGCGGGGGGTAAAATTCTCAAAGGGCTACAGAATCGTCGCATTGACGAACGGGCCGTGTTTCTTTCCTAGGATTGCCCATGCCATTACAAAAAATCCTGTTCAAGCCGGGCGTGAATAAAGAGAACACGCGATACACCACGGAAGGCGGTTGGTACGAAGCCGACAAGGTTCGCTTTCGTCAGGGTAATCCCGAAGTAATTGGCGGTTGGGAACGCATTTCTACCAATACTTTTTTAGGTGTATGCCGGTCTTTGTGGAACTGGGTCTTACTTAATAGTAAAAACATCATTGGTGTTGGTACAAACCTTAAGTTTTATTTAGAAAACGGCGGCGCTTATTACGACATCACACCCCTCCGGGTTACTAGCACAATTAATAACAACCCTTTTGTAGCTACAAACGGTTCTGCTGTTATCACAGTTACTGACACTTCTCACGGTGCTAATACAAATGATTTTGTAACTTTTAGTGGTGCAACTGGTTTGGGCGGCAATATAACGGCGGCTGTTCTTAACGCAAACTATCAAATTTTAAACGTTGTTGACGCTAACACTTATACATTTACGGCTACGGCTACAGCCAACGCAACGGATGCTACTGCAGCCGGAGGAGGCAATTCGGTTGTTGCAGCTTATGAAATAAATGTTGGCCCAGAAATTCAACAAGTATTAACAGGCTGGGGTGCGGGTGCGTGGGGTCTTGGTACTTGGGGTAATGGCGCTCCTGTTGCTACAGTCTTTGGTGCTTTACGTTTGTGGAGCCAGCAAAACTTTGGTGAAGATTTAGTATTTAATCCTCGCGGTGGGGGTTTGTATTATTGGGAGGCACCTACATTAACAACCCGTGGTGTGCTTCTTAACTCTCTTGGCGGCACGGTAACCTTTACTAACGCTTCACCTACCCTTGTAACCTCAACTGTTGTATACACGGAGGGCGCGGCTTTGCAGTTTTCTGGCGGTTCTTTGCCAATAGGCGTGTCTGCGGCTACTACGTACTATGTGTTTGAGGTAAACGGCTTAACATTTAAATTGCTTGATGGCACTGGCGCAGTAGTCAATACGGCTAGTTCAGGCACAGGCTCTGTGTCTTTAATTGTGGACGTGCCAACAACACTAAACAGTTTAATTGTTTCAGACACCTCTCGTTTTATTTTAACATTTGGCGTAAATGATTACGGCAGTGCAACATTAGATCCAATGTTAATCCGTTGGTGCGGGCAAGAGGATCCTTTTAATTGGACACCCACCGCTACCAACCAAGCGGGAAGTTTGCGTTTATCCAATGGCTCTGAAATTATTACCACAGCACAGACGCGGCAAGAGATTGTTGTGTTTACCGATTCAGCTTTGTATTCTTTGCAGTATCTAGGTCCTCCTTTTGTTTGGGGATCTCAGCTTCTTGGTGATGGCATTTCTATTTATGGGCCCAATGCGGTAGCTGTAGCCTCCGGTGTTGTGTACTGGATGGGGATAGATAAGTTTTACACTTATGACGGCCGTGTGCAAACACTCAACTGTGATCTGCGTCGGTTTATTTTTACAGACATTAATAAAGAGCAAAATCTGCAAGTCTTTGCTGGGGTCAATGAAGGTTTTAATGAGATATGGTGGTTCTATTGTTCAAAAAACAGCACAGCTGTTGACCGCTACGTCATCTATAACTATGTAGAAAAAATCTGGTATTACGGCACGATGGCACGGTCAGCGTGGCTTGATTCAGGTCTGCGTGACTATCCTTTGGCTGCAACATACACACGTAATATTGTTGAGCATGAGAACGGTTTAAATGATAATGAAACAGCTACAAGCCTTGCACTTAATGCTTACATTTCTTCCTCGGAACTGGACATAGGTGATGGGCACAATTTTGCATTTGTGTGGCGCGTGTTGCCTGATCTGACGTTTGGAGATTCTACAAATTCCCCTGCAGGTGCTGTTCCTGCGGTTACCATGACTTTGTTTGGATTGTCCAACTCTGGTTCGGGCACTACCAGCAACGCGTCAGCTTCTGTCCTCAAGGGCAGTACCTACGTTATAACCGAAGAGTTTACGGGTCAAATATTCACGCGCATGCGCGGGCGGCAGATGATATTTAAGATTGACTCAAATCAATTAAATACACAGTGGCAGCTTGGCGCTCCTAGAATTGATATCAGAGCTGATGGGAGGCGGTAAGTGGCTGAACTTAATGTCCGTCCTCCTAACCTGCCTTTGGCCCCTGAGGAGTATGAGCGCCGTTATCAAGAGCAGTTAAACAATATCTTGCGTTTGTTTTTTGCGCAGCTTAATAATCCGGGGGACATGGGCGGCGCAACGTTAAATTTAAACCTTAACACGTTGCCTACCGATGCCGACTTGCCTACTTTACGCTTAGGTGATGTGTACCGCGACACACAAGATGGTGTGCAAGATACTAGTCAAATGCTTCGCATAAAGACGTCTACGTAATACAATTGAACAAAATACCTTTTTCAAGGAACTAACATGGCCACAGCACCCCAAACCGCAATGGAAATGCCCGAGCAAGGCGCAAATCCTTTTGCCGATCCTAATACGATGGCCGTTTATGACCAGATGCGTCAGACGGTGTCACCTAAACAATTTGGTGATGAGATGTTGGCGGGTGCCTCGCAGATCGATCCGCGGGCCACGGCCCAATTTATGGATGACTTGAGTCAGATTGATTTGTCTCCAGAAGATCTGGAGATGCTCAATAACATGGTTGATGAGATTCTGGCCAACCCAGAGGAGTATGCCGCGGTCCGTGCAAAGTATTTAGAGATGGGTGCGCCAGAAGAGTTGCTGCCCGAGCAGTTTGACCCTCAGTTCTTTGCTGCCATGAACATGGCCGTGGATCAGTTAATTGCAGAGCCTGCTGGTGTTCAGGCGTTTGCCCAAGGCGGTATTGCGGAGCTTAAGCCTATTGCCAAAGCAATTGCCAGTTATGGCCGCAATGGTGACACGATGCTGGCGCACATCACGCCTGCAGAGGCGCGCATGTTGCGCCGTCGTGGTGGCTCGGGCACTACCAATCCTGTTACGGGCTTGCCTGAGTTTTTCTTGAAGAAGGCGTTTAAGAGCCTTGGTAAGGCTATCAAGAAGTTTGCCAGCAGCACCGTAGGCCGATTGGTGACCGGATTGGCCGTAGGATTCTTTTTAGGCCCTGCAGCCGTAGCGTTCTTTGGAGCGACTGCCGGAACAATTACTGCAGCCGCCATCACTGGTTTTACAGCAAGCGCCGGTTCTTCTCTTTTGGCTGGGGATGGGTTAAAAACCGCGATTAAACAGGGCGTAGTAGGCGCAGCTACTGCAGGAGCAATTCAAGGCGTAGGGTCCGCTATAAGCCCCAAGTTTTCCCTGACGGGACAAGCCCCTGTTGACGGCGTAAATCCAACAGCAATGGAGGCGCTTAAAGGGCAATACAACAAAGTTTTTGCACCTACTCCCACAGGCACGCCCACAGCGATAACGGGAGGCTCTGCGTCTGCGCCGTTGCCTTCCGCTAATCAGCCGCCTGTTAATATGCTTGATCTTCCGGCAAACTACGAGTTCCCCTCTGCTTCCGCTGCTCAGCCGCCTGCGCCTAATATGCTTGATCTTCCGGCAGATTACAAGTACCCCTCTGCTTCAACTAATGTAGCCTCTGCTGGAACAGGCCCACTGTCCAGTACGCTGGACTCCGCTAAGAGCATGTTTGATTCTGCTACGGGTTTTGTAAAAAATAATTTCTCCCCCTCGGCTATTCAAGAAGCAGGGGCAAATGAAGCACTAGCTAAAGTAGGCGAACGGTTTGGAATGTCGGCTGCAGAAGTAGCGGCCCAGCCTGCAAATTCTATAATAGGTAAAGCATATCAAACAGCGTTGCCGGGAATTCTGTCTACTTATGGTCCTGCCACTGCGTTGGGCCTCGGCGCAACCGCACTAGCTGGCGGATTTACAGAAAAGCCTGTGCAATCGGGCCCTGTTTCCGAATCAAACCGGCTTTCTGCTGACGAACGCATGCGCCGAGACGGTACTGAACGCCTGAACTATTTGCAAAATATGCCCGGTGTTGTGTACAACGAGCGGGGAGAGCCTGTTTCTGACCAAAGCACGCCATTTCCTGCTTACGTATCCCCCGGGTATGCAAACAGTTCCAACATGCCCTTTGTCTCCTCGGCACAACCAAGTGGCCCCTTTCAGGGCATGTCCTCCATGTACACGCCTCCCCCTAATTCGCTGACCAACCGTGCAGGGGGTATTTATCAGCCGTACAACAACCAGAGCATGTACCCCTCTTTGGCTCCTCCGCAATTCCCGATTCGATATGCGGCCCAAGGCGGTATTGCAGGTTTGGCCGCGGGCGGGTATCCTCGACGTACTGGCCAGATCAGCGGCCCGGGGACCGCGAAGTCCGATTCAATCCCTGCCATGCTTTCTGACGGGGAGTTTGTCATGACTGCTGCCGCGGTCCGCGGCGCGGGCAAAGGCAGTCGTCGTGAGGGTGCAAAGAAAATGTACAAGCTGATGCACCAGCTTGAGAAAAACTCAGAACGGGGTTAATTTATGGCAACCGAATACCAAGAACAAATAGTCCGGGAAGCCCCGGAGATTGAGGCGCAAAAAATAGCGTTGATGCGCTCATCCAAGGCGCAGGTAGATGCTGCCAATGCAAATGCCGCAAACAATATATTTCTTAATCCAGACTTCCAAGTTGCGGGTTTTAATCAAGCGCAGACTGATGCCATGCTGGCAGGGCAGCGAGGCATTGGGGCATATCAGCCCTTCTTACAAGGTGCGCAGCAGAATGTTCTTGGAGGCTCTGCTACTTTAGGTGAAGCGGCGGACACTTTACGCGGAGCAGATACCCGCAACCAGTTTGGCGCAGCACAGGCCGCTTTGAATCAGGCGAATGTTCCGATTGGACAACTTGCTAATGCCGCAAACACTGCAGGCTCAGGAATAGGTCTGATTGGTCAGGGGGCTCAGGGCATCATGGATGCGCAGAACATGGCCAACCAGTTTGCGCAGGCCAACATGGGACAGTCTTCGTCCACACTTGGCCAAGCAGTTGGCGCGCTTTACGGTGGTGCACAGGGATACACCCCGGGCGCTGCACAGCAGTTCATGAATCCCTATCAGCAACAGGTTATCGACGAATCAATCCGTCAGATTAATCGGCAGGGAGACATTTCTCGTGAAGGCCTTCAAGCGCAAGCAGTGAAGTCTGGTGCTTTTGGCGGAAGCCGAGAGGGCATCCAACGCGCAGAATTAGATCGCGGGCTGTCGGCACAAAGAAACGCAGCGATTGTTGGAGGCCTGTCCCAAGGATATAACCAAGCAGCCATACAGGCGCAACAAGCGTTTGAACAGCAGCAAGGCCGTCAATTGCAGGCGGCTCAAGGTTTGCAAGGCATTGGCGGCTTGTATGGTCAGCAAGCTTTGCAACAGGCTCAATTGGGCCAAGGCGCGGCTGGAATGCAGGGCAATTTGTCGAACCAACTGGCAGGGTTGTCGGGCATGTACGGTAACATTGGTAGCCAGCAAGCCAGTATATTGGGCCAGCAAGGCCAACAACTGCAGTCTTTGGGTCAAGGCATTGGTAACTTGGCAGGGCAGCAGTTTGGCGTGGGCGCGCAGATGGCACAGGGCCTCGGTTCGCTGGGCACACAGCAGGGTAACCTTGGCATGCAACAGGCAGCATTGGGCCAACAAGCTCAAGCGCAGGGCCAGCAGGATGTGAATTTCCTGTACAACTTGGGTTCAACACAGCAGCGTCAAGAGCAGAGCAAGTTGGATGCGGATCGTCAAAACATCTTGCAGCAAAGAATGCAGCCCTATCAGCAGCAGGCCTTTCTTTCTGACATCTACAAGGGTGCTCCGTCCTCGCAGATGTCGAGCATTGAGATGTCAAAGCCTACCCCAAGTCCATTCCAACAAGTTGCAGGCCTCGGCATTGCAGGCCTGAGCGCGGCGGCAGCGGGATCTCGAGCAGGTATTTTCTAAGGACTAATGATGAAAGAAGAAATTCTCAAGCGTGCTATGTTCGCAATGCCGCTGTCTAAAAAAGCGCAAAGCTCGGGCATCATGGCGGGTTTTGACATGGAAGAGATGGAAGGCGAAGAAGAGGATCTGAAAGAGATGCCTCCGATGGCGCGCACACCTCAGAACCCTGAAATCTTGATGAACACGTTGCGTGGAGACATGCGTTCTGTGGACGCACGGTATCAGGAACTGGCGCAGATGGTGGGTGAAGAAGCTGCCATGGAAACGCCTCCGGAGGTGCTGGCCATGCTGCAACCACAGTTGGGTGCTCCTCAGCAGGGTATCGGTGGGTTGCCTCAGGGCCAAAACATGATGCCTCCCGGTGCAGAAATGCCACCCGGCGGAGGTATGCCTCCGCTTGATGCAGGGATGCCCCCACCTGATCAGATGGGCGCTCCTCAACCTGCTCCGGCCATGCCTCAGGGTGGTATTCCCATGCCTGCGGGTATGGAGAGTGCACCCCCTTTTTCCCCGGGGGCTGAAGCCCCTCAAGGCTACGCTTTTGGCGGTATTGTGCGCGGTGCGCAAATGGTGGGTGATAAGTTGGGCCAGTACGGCTCCGCAGCTAACGTTGCGCTTGGTCGTATGCTTATGCAGCCCCAAGGCATTTCACAGCCTGTTTTAAGCAGCACTGCACCTACAACAATTCCATATGGTAATTTTGGCCAGACATTAGTTGGCCCGGGTAAGACTGTTGTTACAGGAGGAGAGTTATTAACTGCGCCTACCTTTACACAAGGACTTATGCAGGGCACTGCAAGACTTATTGATCAGTATCCACGATTAGCCTCAATGGCAGCCGCTGGTGCGGGTGTGTTAGGGGTGGCAAATTCGCCTAAAGGTGGCCAAAGCAGCCCAAGCGCCCCGGGCACTGATATGGCGTCTCAAATTCCAAGGGATACCATTGAGGACCGGGTTGCAAACAGCGTGTTGAATAAGCCCCCTATTTTGTCAATGAGCCTTGATAAGCCGTTTACAACCACGCGTCCTGATTTAGTTACGATTACTGAAGGACCACGGCCCGCGGCTCTTCCAATAGTCGCAGCAACAACAGCGGCAGAGCAAGCGGCGATTGACGAGCGTCAATTAGCCGCGGCTGAAAAAGTTGATACTGATCCATTGGGTTCTTTTATTAATCAAAAATTAAAACTTTTTGATGAGCGCGAAGCCAAGGGTAAACCCTTGTCTAAGGTGGATCGTATTAGAAAAGGCCAAGCGGAATATGGACCCTTGTTTGAAGAGTTGTTGGGCAGTGACAAAGAGGCTGCCAAGATTAATGCACTACTTCTGCTGTCTGAAGCAGGCTTAAAACTGGCCAGCACGGCCAAGCCTACGTTTGCCATGGCGGTTGCTGACGCGTTTTCCGGTGTTCCTCGCGGTATTGCAGCAATTGCTGCACAAGAGCGTGAGTTGGCACTGAAGACTAAGAGTGCGTCTTTGCAGCAAGCCATTAGCGACGTGAGTTCTGAAGATGCTGCTGCTGCCGCAAGACAGAAAGTAATTCTTGACTACACCATGAAAATGGAATTAGAGAAAGCAAAACAAGGCGGCGTTATTTACGAAAATGCCGGGGCAGGCGGTCGTATTGGAAAAGATAAAGCAGGAAATTACAAAGGCTTTTTTATTGATTCAAACTCTGATGATTACAAAGAAATTGCTGAAAACCCTATTTTGGTCAATAACTTCACCTCTACCAATCCTTTTGCCAAAGATTTAGGAAAAGCTACAACGGTTACTGTGCAATCGTTAAAGAAGCGCGAAGAAATACAAGAGAAAATGAATGTGCTTACGGGTCTAATTGCAAAAGTAGACACAGGCCTAAGCCAAGTGACTAATGCATTTAGTCCGGGAACGTTTGTAAATAATCTTGCAAACAATGTTGTTGTTCCGTTGGTGCCTAATTTTATCTTGCGACCAGACGTGAACCAAGCAGCCACCATTGCTGTTCTTAATAATGTGTTTAGTGACATTACCCGAGGCAACGCAGAAGTGGGCGGAAAACTTTCTGTGCAAGGTGAAAAATGGGCACGTGAAAATGCTAAAGCTATCAAGGACCCAGCGGATTTGTTAAAAAACCCAGAACTTGCCGCAAAAGTTTTTGGAACAATAAAAACCGGTTATCTCAATGAATATGCCATGCTTGCTTCGCAACTAGGCATCGGTACGCGCAACATCGTGGTGACCACACCTCCTACGGGAACAAAGAATGATCCATTTGTGATACCTAAAGATGATGCAGGACAACAACAGATGCTAAATTATTTGCGTATTAATTTTGGCGCAGTTGATGACCCTAAGGCTTCAGTTTATGTACGTAACCCTGATGGAATAGTAAGATCTACTCCTGTACAAAATCTTTTCAAGCCCGTAGGACAATAAATGGCCTCGTACATTATTGAAGACTCGCAAGGACGCCCGTTTGATCTCTTTGGCAATACCAAGGGTCCAGCAGGTGGGGCGGAGGGCGCTCCTGCTGCACGCGGCCCGAGGACCAAGGGCCCTGACCAAGCAGTTGACGACCCTGTTTCGGGTTTAATAAAACAGGCTTCTTGGGGCCTAAGTGCCGGTCTGTTTGCATTACCTGACTTGGCAGTCAAAGGGATTGGCAAAGGCTTGGGTATGGACGATAAAAACGTCATGACCTTGACAAAGCTGTTTAATCGGGGCGAGACAGCGCCGCGCAATGAGCAAGAGCGTTATGCACGAGCTATTGCTGAAGGCATTGGTGGTGGTTTGTTGCCTACAGGCGTATTGTCTTTTATTGCACGCGGCCGAGCCATTGCTCCTATTGCAGCGCCTAGCGCAGGCGTTTTCAAACAAATTGCAAATGAAACGCTGGACTTTGTTAAAAAGAATCCTAAGCAGGCGTTCACAATGGACGCTGCGTTTGGCGCGGCTCACGAGACATTGGTTCAGGCAGTAGAAGAAAACATGTCGGATGATGATCCTGAGCGCAAACAATTCTTTAAGGACTTCATGCCTACGGCGGCATTGATCGGTGCACCTTTGGCTATTTCAGCACTTAGCCCTACTGCTATTGCATACCGTTTTGGTAAAAGCAAAATGGGAGATTTAAATGCTTCCTTAGGTACGTTAGAAAAAGATGCAATTAAAGATCTTCCCGGTGGATACAAGCTTCCGGTGATCAGTATTGCTCCAAAGATATTTGCTGCAAGGGCCAAAGAGAAACTAGTACAAAACTTAGGCGCGGCTGCTGATTCGCCTGAGGGCATGGCTGCCTTAGCAAAGATGGATGAGATATTTAATGACTATCCACAGTTAGCAGCGGCAGGGTTTAAGCCCAACATTGTTGAACAAACAATGGATCCGATGTTAATGGACAGGGCAGAGAAAGCCATATCAAGTTTGCCAGCAGGTAGTGAAGCGCAAAAACTTTTAATGGCACAGCGAGCTACAAACGACGCTGCTTTTGCTTCGCTCTACGACAACTTGACCCCTCAAGCAAACATGGAACTGCAGGCTGCTTTAAGCCAAGTTCAGCAGCAGCGACAGCAGTTGTTTGATTCGTTGGCGGCTAATCGAACAGACGTTACCCAAGATGAACTGACCCGCTTAAGCATGTTCTATGGACCACTCAATCCTGACAAATTAAACGGGGAGCTTCGCGGTATGCTTCAAGCGCAGACTGAGCTTGATGTCAACATGCGCAAAAACATCATGCGCAAGATGGGGCTGAGTCAAGGTGTAGATCAAAATGGGTTGCCTCTTCCTGTTCGCGACGAAAAAGGGAAGTCTTTGTTGACTGCCTCTAACATTGAACAACCTGCCGTGGACTTGTTGGGCTACTACGATACGCTGCTCAAGGGCCGTACAACGATGGCCACAGAGATGCGCAGATTTATCACAGGATCTGAGCCCTTAAATACTTTGCGCAAAAACGTTACGGACAAAATCAAAGCCCGTGATGCGATGGAAGCAAAGATGAACGAAGAACTGTTGGTTGACAAATACATGGACGCGCTGCAGGGCACCAAACTAGCAGCAAAGATGAGCGGCCCTTTGGCAAAAGACTTTGCAGCGCAAGATAACAAAACTATCCAAGACGTTTTAAAAAATCTTCGTTTGATTCTTAAGCCTAATCCCACTGAAAAAGAGCTTGGTGACATAAAAGCGCTGGGCAGGTCGGCTCAATACAACCCCGATACAGGGGATGTTCGCTTGAGTATGGGCAAAGATGACACCCTTACCATGAACGTAAAATCAATTGCAGAAGATGCAAAACGAATTGCAAACGCAGAAACTGCTGTAGATATCAATATTCCAGAGGCCATTGATTACCTTGAGGCCGCAGCTCGTTTCCGTAATCAAGCATTGGACAAATACAATTCTGTGCTTGCTGGAAGTCGCCAAACCCGTGTTGTAGATGCAGATCAATACCTTGCATTAGGCAACAAAGTTTACGACGACTTTGAAAAAATGATCTTGAACAACGTGCCCCGCTTAAAGCAAGAGCGGGATGCGATGAAAACTGTTTTGGATGATTACCGAAGTGTCTATGAGCAGCGACTGCCTTTGCTTCTTGGAAGAAGATCGAACGAAGGTGGTGCTACTCGTTACTCCGTTCCCAACGAACAGGTATTATCCGTTGCGTTTAAGAGCGCAGAAGATGTACGAACCCTTTCCGCGTTGATTGGCAATAACCCAATTGGTTTAAACCTGTTGGAAAAAGGCACATTGAACTGGCTACAGAGCAAAAACATCTTTGACAAAGATGGTTTGATTAGTCCAAAAAAGATTAATGATGTCTTGCAGAAAAACCAAAACATTGTTTCTGTTTTGCCTAAACAAGTTCA